TATTGTTATATGGTATAGATTTATTCCAAGTCTCGCAAACATATTGACCAGCACCAGATAAAGTAATCGAAACATTCCCACTGTTAGTAGCACTGGCAGCAGCCGTAACAGTAAATACATTTGAATCCGTCACTGAAGCGACAAGAAATGTACCATCAGTTGCCGATCCAGAAGTGTAGTCAATTGTAAGTTCATCTCCTACAGCTACACCATGACTTGTAATTGTAATTGTTACCGTAGTTCCTGATTGAGAGTAAGTTCCTGTTTTGGTAAACCCTTCTCCTGGTGGAGTGAAAGTAAAGCTGGCACTATCATTGGCACGACTGTCAAGGAAGCCTTCTATGGTGTCCGCATCCGTTTCCGATACGTTGAAAGTAAGATTGAATATTTTAGGATTTTGATGAGCAGCAAGTCCAAATAATATTC